AATCCAGTCGATGTTTTCTTCCCAACCAATCCACATCGTGTTGGTGACATGGGTAACGGTCGAGGTGTACGCTATCCAACCATGTTCAACGAAGATGTACTCACAGACCTTGATGAGCCGTATCACGCCACAGGGGTCGTTCTTTCCCATCATACTGCTGAACCTAACACATCAGACGGGTACGTGCGCCCACGTAATGATATATTGCAAGCCAACGAAGTACTGCGTGGTATCAGTGCTCGATTAGGTATTGATGAAGATGGACTGCTCAAACCTGAAGCCGTAGCAAGTGACCGTGTAGAAGACTTTACTGGTGATACACCACACAAGGATGCCATCAGTCGGTCAAGTCCACGTATTGGTATTGACAGCGAAAACATTGAGGGTGTAGATGACAACCTCATTGCTATCAACACAGAAGCACACAGCCTACATACAGACCGCAACGTAGGACAGCGAGTAGTTATGGAGGGTGGCTTGACCGCAGGTTCACAGACGCTTGCCGATTACGACCTTACCAGTTTGACCTTTGCTGGACAACCGCAAGGTGGCGCAATGCGATTGACCCATACTTCCAACTTCAACCCAATGGGTGGTACATACCTTGCTGAAACCCGCAACTTCCTTGCACCTATCAGTGACAAAGATTGGGGCGGATTTGTTGATGCTACTTGTGATACAAACCACTCATCAGGGCTGTCTGATGGTTCTTCTACAAGTGTGCGACACATTACAATGGACTCTACTGCAAAACTGGTTGTAGGTATGACTGTAACTGGCACAGGAATCCCATCGAGTGCTACTGTGGCTGCTATAAACAACGGAACGTGTTTCACTTTAAGTGCTGATACTACTGCAACTAACAATAACACTACGCTTACATTCGGTCCACCAACAGGACAAAGTAGTAACCCATACGCAACATCTACATTTGTATCAGCAAATGCACAAACAAACTTGGCCGATAAGAAAATTACTTTCATGCTTAGACCAGTGCGATTGCTTGACAAGCAACACGTTGAGATGTTCCGACCAAACAATAACCTACACTCATCATCCCCACAATATGGTGCAAACTACTTCTCCGCTACTGGTGGTGGTAAGTACGGTATCTACATGTACGAAGCGGAAAATGCAAGAGCCTCATCAGGGCTTTACCTACGTAATACAAACCCTGATACAAATCCACCATATGTACCAGCATACACGATGAAAATTTCAGCAAGTGAAACTGTCCCAATGAGCAAAGGTCCGAAGTTGCCCGGTATCGGGGAAACGTCATTCGATAGTACAAAACTCAACAATGCGGTTACCCGTATCGTCATCAGCGAAAACACGCTCCAACACTATCGTGCTGATGCGGCACGTCGTCGTTCCCGCATTGACAGTGATGAAACAACAAAGCGCATGGACTTCTCCGTAGTACCACGATTCTCACAGGCACTTCATCCAAAGGGACATAAAGGTGATGTAACCTACAACACATCAGACCACACAGGTGATGGCGCATGATTGACTACGACTTTTGCGATTGTTGCACTCCAATGGAAAATGCATTAGCATTGATGAAGGCAAAGAAAAAGAGCAAGCCGTTTCACGGTTACAATCCAAATCGACACCACAGAAAAGGTGGTTTAAACGCTAAAGGACGTGCCAAAGCAAAGCGTGAAACTGGCGCAAACCTCAAGCCACCTGTGACAACAAAGCCGAGCAAACTCAAACCCGGTAGCAAGAAAGCCAAACGTCGTAAATCATTCTGTGCAAGAATGGGCGGTATGAAAGGACCAACATCGAAGAAAGGTAAATTGACTCCGAAGGGTGCGGCTCTCAAGCGATGGAACTGTTAAGATAAAAAAATGGTGACGGTTTCATGATTAGTGTAAAAGTGTATGAAGTCGGGCCAAGAGATGGTCTACAATCACTCGATACGCCTGTAGATACTAACACCAAAAAATCACTTATAGAAGCGTTGTATCGTGCTGGTATTGATTCAATAGAAGAAACATCATTTGTTCATCCTAAACTTGTTCCCAATATGGCTGATGCGGAAAATGTGATTACTGGACGTGGTTCAGCACTTGTGTTAAACAAGCGAGGATATGAGAGAGCGAAGGCTGTAGGTGTTGAAAAAATAAACATTGTAATATCCCCTTGTGAAACTTTTAATCTTAAAAATATGAATACCACTTACAATGAAATAATTTTAAAATATCGTACATTCATGAGTAATATACCAAAAGAAAATGTAAGAGTGTATATCTCTATGGCTTTTGGTTCGCCGTATAGCGGAACAACGACTAAACAACAAATCAAAACTTGTATTCGTGATGCTAAAATGTTCGGTGATACGGTTGTTTTTGCTGATACCATAGGGTGTGCAAACGTACTACAAATAAACAGGTGGGCTAATCTCGCCCACGAAGAAGGAATGAAAATTGGTTTACATTTACATCACAAGGGTGATGAAACAATTCCGCTATCTATGGTAAAGGCGGGTATATTTTCAGGAATAACGGAGTTCGATTCAAGTATTGGAGGATTGGGTGGTTGCCCTTTTGCTGAAGATAGTGGTGCGAATTTATCAACAGAAACATTGGTAAAGCATTTGAAAACATGGGGAGTAAAATGTGATATTGATGAGAGTAAACTGGAAGAAGCACTAAAGATTACTCGTGAAATTAAGGAGGAAATGTGATGACACTCATCACAAACACCAGCACTGGGCGTTATGACACCGATGCCAACGAGGTCATGGACCACGTACGTAAACCAGTCTTTGTCGATAACGCTGTTCATCATGGTCGCATAAGCGTGCAAACGTCAAACAAGGCAAAGATTACGGTCGAGAAGAACAACACCCGTAACCTGCAAGTCATGCCCCAAACCCGCTATCAGATTGTTGAGAGCGAAGGCGGCGTACAACTCACACACGTACAAAAATCAGGTCACGAATATACTGGCGTTCCATACTTTAACGGGGAAACTTTGTCTTCGAGTAACATACCTATCCTCCTTTACAACGCCGACAACCCATCCGAGCGCATCGTATTGAGCGATGTCGAGAACAGCACCATCGGTGTTTTTGGTAACCTACGTAACATGAAAAGCCGCACACTGCAAGACATTGGCTTTAGCAGTGACATTGTAAAACTTGGACAGCCAGTAGACGTAGGACTACGCACAACGGACTTGGCTATCAAGTTGGGTGAGTCGGTGGATAGTGGTGTAACGAGCGTCAATATCGCACGACCTGAAAGCACAGTCGCAACACACCGTCATCATAGCACACGCTTCATTGCTAAGGACTTCCAAAATACAAACCTCATGACATCACTGCGCTATCTTGCTCGTCATGATGGTCGTATGGTATTGCTCGATGCTTTTGGTAATCTACTGTACATCCCACTTACATTCTCCGAGAGCGCAATCAACATCACCGACAAACTATCAAACACAACACAATCAAACCCTGTTGATAACACATTCAATCGTGTAACGATACAAGGGTTACCAATGGCTCTTAACGACCTTGTAATCGTCACAGTAGACGATACCGAATCGCAGGTTACGGATGTACGTGAAGCACCTGCACCTATCGTAGACCACACCGTACGAAGTAAAATGGGCGCACGTAGAGTAGCACGTAAGATACTACGTGGTCAATCACTCATGAAAGGCTCGCAAACTATTAACCACAACTACGATTCACTCAATGTACGACCCGGAATGACTGTTGTACATGAAGGACAAAACAAACTCATTACAGAAGTACGTCATTATCCTCTTTTAAACCGTAGTGACTTTTCTCTTATGAATGTAGAAGTTGGACTTGAAGGTATACTTCAAGGGCTTAATGAAGGCTCTACAGTCGAAGCCAATGAAACAAATCCCGCTACGTACATGCAAGTAGTTGATACAAACTTGGCATTATTTGGTAAGGTGGAGTTGCGATTTGAAACCAAAGTTATTGAAAATGCTGTCTATTCAACCGCAATCTTGATTGGTGGCAACTCAAGGGGTAAGATTGGTGGAGGTAATGAACCACTCGGTGGTAACAAAAGCCAACACTTAGCACAAACAAAGGAGGTGTACGAATCCCAGTAAGTAACCATTTACGACGTTTATTGCTTGAAACAATTCGTGACAACATCAATGAAGTCATCATAGGATTTGACGGTACACCTGCTACCAGCGACGATGGTGGCACTGGTCGCCCTGCAATGACCCTTACACCCACCATCACTATTGTAGACGACGCAAGCCTACTGGTAGAGGCTATTGTGCCTCAAACACAATCATTTACCGAGTCAATAAAGGAAGTGTATCTACAACTACGAAACACTAATGACTTCACACCTGTAGGTAGATTCACAGTTAAACCAATATCGAAAACGACGAGCAACGAAGTCAAAATTGAAATTACAATTGAGGTGGCATGATGTTTGCTTTTGTAGATGCATGGGCTTTCCTCAAGGCTGATGATTCCGATAAAGCGAGTGGTATGTATCGAGAAGCCACAATACCTTTCGATAAAAGGAAACCAGTTACAAAGGTATCATTAAGACCTGAAGTACATCCTTTTGCAAATCGTTTCGCTACACTTGCATTATCACAAGCACTCGCTGATATGGGTAAACCTGTAGTTCCTGAAACACCAATTAGAGGCGGGAAGGTACAACAAGCACAAATGGATGAAGTGTTTGGTAAACGTGGTAAATTTGACTATGGTAGTATCAGCGATTCGCCAAAATCCAAACACTTTCCCCATTCCCCGCAACAGGTTAGTAACATATTGAATGAACCGATTATGGGTTTACTTGGTTTAGCCGATGCAAAAGGACCAAACGTAGGAATAAAGGACGGACAGGTACAAATTTTTGACCCATCCTATCGTACCTTTGCCAGTTCTTACATTAACCCAATTGATTACAAGCGAGGTTTTATTGGTGGTAATATCACAGGAAATTTTCCTCATGTTGATGCCGAAGAACTGAATGAATTAACACAACGAGTGAAGGACTATCGACCCGCATTTGATGCATGGAGAGAACATGGTGACTTACAAAATTGGCAACAGGGTATGGATAATTACATACGAACATCAAACGCATTATCATTTTTAAATTCCATAAAACAAGACCCACAACAAAAGAAACTCTTTGAGTACGGTGACAATCCGCAATACAATCAGATGGTAGAAAATTTAAGACAGATGTCTGTATAAGAAAGGTGAAAGTATGACAGGGAATCCATTATCAGGACACACGAAAGGAAACATGACGCTCACAACGCACACCAGTTTGGCTACGCCTACTGCGGAAGATGGGTTGTTTGATGGTGAGCACATCATCAGTCCCACGCTAACAAACCTATACGAAGGGGTGCATGGTAACGGTATTCTTCTTGAAGAAGACACTGCATCGGGTGACAGTGACCGTAACAACCCACTTAATTTAGCGGGTAATGTAAATGGTAAAGCATCGTCTAATCACTACGAAGTTGTAGTACGAGGAGGTTATGCTGTTATCGACGGTGTGGTGTATCAATTCGGTGGTGGTACTACTGTTGATGTAGATATACAAAACGCAAGTAACTTCAAATCAATTAGCGGAACAGTATCGGCACTTAGTTCAGGACAAGAAGCATTAGTCGTCATTTACGTATCTTCTGTAGATGATTCATCAAACGCTAACAAGCGCATATACTGGGAGATGGGTACACCTGTAAGTAGTGGTTACCCGTTAGCCCCACATTCATTCTTGAATACTCCAACACAAAAGGGTGCATCACAAGACGTAAAACAATCGGTAGTACTTGCGGTATTACGTTGTGTGTATGAAAGTGGTTCAGGTGATTTAAATCTTAAAGTAACTGAAATTAACGACAAGCGTGTTTTTATTAAACCAACGCCAATTTATTTTACACCAGTAACAAGTGGTGCAGTCGCCGCAACAACTGCTGTTGATTCACATACAGACCTCGATAACCTTCATGGAGGAGGAGAAGAAGCAGGTGCATTAGCAAACAGTCGATTAGGAGCGTTATGGCAATCCTATGATAGCGAAGGTAACTTCGTACTGTACTATTCGGGTAAAGATTCAGCAGGTAATCGCTACACTCGAAGAGTGTTTGATTCAGTGCTCACCTCGACGGCTACAAGCATTACTGTGACATCAGCCGACGAGAACGTGCTCATCCTAACACCCGGTGGGACGTGTACAGTTAGTCCCAGTGGTTCTTTCCCTGATGGATTCTTGCTCACAATAAAGAATCTTCATGGTAGCAACACTGTTAATTTCAATTCTATAGGTGCATTCGGTCAAGTTGTAAAACGATACATCTATGATAGAACAAACAATTCTTGGAACGAAATATGATGACTAACGCTGAACTAATTGTAGTGTCTTTCATAGCCTTTATTGTAGGATTCATCCTAACATGGCTTGGTACTATTGACGATTGAACGCACTGTCAATCCAAAAGTGACCGCACTCTTTGCACTGCAACATATGTAGTCGCTTCTTATCACCATTTATGTAGCGAGCAGTGAGCCTTCTCGGTATGTGCCAGTGTGTGCATCTTCGGCACTTGACCTTCAAGCGGTCAAGCAAACGTCCCATCACTCAACGCCTCGTCGTGCAATGATGTCATCAATGCGGAGGATAGCATTCGTGACTTCAGCCGCACTAAGCACTGCTTGACGTACGAGTTCAGCAGGTTCAAGCACGCCCAACTTGAGCATGTCGCACACACCTCCGTTCTCAACATCAGGACCAACCGTGAGGTCACCGTCCATCAGACGGTGGCGTAGTTCAAGGATGGTATCGAGTGGGTCATGACCTGCATTCTCGGCAATGGTCGCAGGGATGGTTTCTAATGCATCAGCAAACGCCTCAATAGCCATCTGTGCTCTACCCCCTACCTGTGCCGCATGTTGGCGTAGATAGACAGCCATACGAGCGTAGGCATTGCCTCCGCCCACAACGACCTTCTCATCACCAATCACCATTGATACAACACCAAGAGCATCATCAAATCCACGCTCGACTTCTTCCAGCGTGTGCGTAGTTGCACCACGCAAGATAAGCGTAGCCTCTTTGCTCTCCTCGTGATTTGAATGTACGAACAAATACCATATGTCGTTGTGCATCTCACGTATGATTTTTGTAAAGGTGAAATCTTCGATGTCATCAACGGTTTGGTAGATAACGCTGTTTGTAGCACGCTTCATGGCACGCATAGCGGATTCAGGCGTACGACGTACAACATAGATACCGTTCTTCTTGAGGTACGCACAAACGTGGTCATTGACCCCATCACGTACGAAAACAATACCTACTTTACCTTTGAAAGCATCAACA